GAATAAAATTCTTGAATACCTAGAACCAAAGCCAGCCCTCTTTTGCCCTGAGGGGCCGTCAATAAATCAAAAGGTTTTCCTAAGAACCTATTCAATAGAGGCATTGTTTGGCGGCGCTGCTGGTGGTGGAAAGAGTTCGGCATTGCTGATGGCTGCCCTCCAGTACGTAGATGTTCCTGGATATTCGGCAATTCTTTTCAGAAGAACATTTGCCGACTTGTCGCTACCTGGTGCCCTGATGGACAGATTCCGTTCATGGGTGACCCTGTATGACGATGTGCACTGGAACAACAACAGTTTTGTTGCTACGTTCCCATCTGGCGCACGCATTTCGTTTGGCTACCTGAACAACACCAACGACTATTTACGTTATAAGGGTTCTGAATTCCAATTTATAGGCATGGACGAGGTCACAGAAATAAGAGAATCTGACTATAGGTATCTGTTTTCCCGACTTCGTCGCCCATCAAGTGGTCCGCTCTCGTCAGTCCCCCTGCGAATGAGGTGTGCGTCCAACCCAGCGCCAAACTGGGTTAGACAAAGATTTATTATCGAAGGCCAAGAAAAAGGTCGGATATTCGTTCCCTCGCGGCTTACAGACAACCCAGGTATTGACGCAGATTCATATAGGCAGGCACTTTCAGCGTTGGACCCTGTAGAGCGCAAGAGACTAGAAGAGGGTGACTGGTGGTCAACGACCCTCGGCACAATGTTTGACCGAACATCGGTAGTTATAATCGACAATGACGAACTACCAGTCGTTACATCATCAGCCAGAATCGTCAGATTTTGGGACTTGGCAGCAACCGAGCCAAGCCAGTCAACCCCAGACCCAGACTGGACGGTGGGCACCTTAATGATGTTTGACCAAGGAATTGCCTATGTTCTTGACGTTAAGAAAAAACGTCTTAAGTCAGACAGGGTGGAGCAGTTTATTGCGCAGACCGCCTATGAGGATGGAGTTGGCGTAGCGATAAGAATGGAGCAGGAGCCAGGCTCGTCGGGCAAGGCATTGGTTGACCAATACGCCAGATACGTTCTTCCTGGTTTTGATTTTGGCGCCAATAGGTCAACTGGCGACAAAATAACTCGCGCAAGACCCTTCGCCGCCGCTTTATCTAACGGAAATGTACGGGTGGTTCGCGGCGCATGGCTAAGCGATTGGTTGGATGAATTTTCCGCATTCCCAGAGGCGGCCCCTCACGATGACCAAGTTGACTCGGCAACTGGGGCATTCAATTACCTAACTGGACTTGGGTTGCCACAAAGGAAAAAAGTTAGTATCGTGGTGTGAGTTAACAACTCACTACTAGGAGATACTAATGTCATTGGATACTTCCGTATTTGAGAAGTGGCGCAACGACTTGATGGAGATTGACGCGCTTCTTGATGAATACGTAAAAACAGCGCCAGATGTTTCCGAGGCAGCAGAAATGCTTGCGCAACTCAACATGGTCAAACGAGACATGGGAATCATCTATGACTCTTTTGCTGGGAAAATTGGTTCGCTAATGGGCAACCGTGGAATGGTCGAAACTCAATCTGGCGCAACAATTGAAAAGAAGAGTGCAGTTGACCGCAAGAAATGGGACCACCCAAAACTTGCCAATTGTGTTGCCGAGCGGCTGAACGAAATGTCAGTTGACATGGATACTGGCGAACGAACAATGACTGCCACGGAAATGGTCGAAAAACTACTTGATTATGCCGCTGTCTCATATTGGCGAGTTGGGAAATTGGGGGAGTTAGGAATCAATCCAGACCTGTATTGTGAGCAGGGAGATAGTAAAACCAGCATTATCGTCCGATTGGGAGACAAAAACAAATGAGCGACATGTACAACAGGCTGTCTGAACCATTCCCTCAGGAAATGGAAAAAACAATTAACAAGGGCGGAGCCAATCTCACCTACATTCCTGTCAGCGAAGTAATTACTCGCCTAAACAAAGTGTTTGGTGTTGATAAATGGTCATACACGATTCAAAAATGTGAACGCGATGCGCTTGACCCAGACTTCGTTATTGCGCATGTTCGTATTGAGTATTTTTCCAGCGAATTCAGCACAATAGTTCGTGACGGAATCGGCGGACAAAAAATCAAGCGCACCAAGGCTGGTCAAATTCTTGACCTTGGCGACGAGTTTAAGGGAGCCATATCTGACGCGCTCAAAAAAGCAGCCCAAGCATTTGGCGTTGGTCTCTATCTTGCCAGAAGCGACGACGCGATGGAAATTGAGCAGGTTATTGACGCGGCGAATGCGCCACTTTCCGAGCATGACCAAAAATGGGAAAACTTTAAGGAAGCATCCAAGGGTCTCAACAAAGAGCAACGCGAGCAACTCAGTTCTTTTTGGAAGGCTAATTATGGCGATAAGCCAAAGCCAACTGCAGCAAATCAGGTGACAACCGAAGTTCTTGATTCTTTATTGGCGGAAACCGTTCGACTGCAGTTCAGCGGAAGCCATGTCACCGAATAACGGAGAAACACTAAAGCCACCACCCCATCTATCGCCATCGTCTTTGTCGACGTTTGAGCAGTGCCCACTTAAATTCAAGTACAGCAAAATTGACCTTATCCCCGACAAGTCGGGCAAGGAGGCGATGATGGGCAACTTTGTTCATGATGTGCTGGAAAACCTTTATAAATTGCCGTGGATGGAGCGCACCGTTGACGCTGCTCGCGATTTGGCCAAACAGCACTGGCATTCAACGTGGGCAGAGCCAGTTACTGGGCTTTTGCGCCGAGAAGAAGAAATACGAAACTTTCGCTGGCAGGCGTGGTTCTGCATCGAAAATTTATGGAAAGTGGAAGACCCGCAATCTGTTCACCCAATAGGAATCGAAAGCGAACTCAACCATTCCCTTGGCGGAGTCGTGCTGAAGGGTTTTATTGACCGTTACACAAAGTCAGCAAATAGCGATGATGGCCTTGTAATTTCGGATTACAAAACAGGAAAAACGCCAAAAGCGGAGTGGGTTTCTGACAAATTTGAGCAGTTGCGCATCTATGCCGCAATCATGCAGGAAATCCAAATGTTTCCAGTCTCATCATTGGAACTCATATACCTCAAAGATGGAGTTAAGTTCACCGAGCAGGTTACTGCTGAATCTTTGAACTCAACCGTGAGCAGAATCTCAAAAATCAAGTCCATGGTTGATGAGCGCTGTGAAACTGGGGTGTTTGAGCCTGTAAAATCTAGGTTGTGCGATTGGTGTTCCTACAAAAATATTTGTCCAGCATGGAGTAGGTGATATGTATATTTCTGATGACGAATTTGCTCGGCTTGTTTCCGAAGATGTCAAGAACAAGGTTTCTAGTCGCCAGCGGCAAGTTCTTCTTGACCCACAAAATTGGAATAGATGGCAACGAGCCCTGGTTATTTTGATTGATAATCTCGAAAATCAAATAGCAGATATTGAGGCAGACCAAGATTCCGATAGAAAGCGTTTTGGCTCAATGGGGGAAGATGGTGCTGTTTTATTGCAAGAGTCTGAATTCGCCTACCAAACTAGAAAGACAAAAATTGACCGATTCAAGTTTCATGTGAATAGGCGACTCGATGATGTTATGAAAATGATTGAAACTGGCGCTTCTGACCACGTCAGCAGGGATGTTCTCACGGTCAATAGCGATGCGAACTTTTACCGCAAGGCGATTGCCAAACACAAAGCGCTTCTTGATGAATTTGACCTTGAAGCCACAGAAATAGATAGGGCACTGTGGCGAGCACTCAACAACGAGTGGGCCTTCGAGGAGATAAACGAAAGCAACATCTAATGAGGTATCGGAGCAAGAAAAAAGAAGAAGAATACAAACTCCGACGACCCCTTGTCGTGAAAATGCTTGAAAAGTACCCTTTTTGTCAGGCTTGTGGCGTATTCGCAAAACATGATGGAAAAGTCACATACCAGCAAAACCCCTCTCAGGACATCCATGAACTTGTGCGAAGGTCGCAGGGTGGCTCAATACTTGATGAATCAAACCTTTTGGCAGTGTGCAGAAAATGCCATGACAGAATAGGTAGATACCCTCAACTGGCTTTTGAACTTGGGCTTTCTCGTCATCACTGGGAAGATAGACAGGGCGACTAATATCTTTGCCGTGACAAGCACGGCAACCGTCAATCCACCAAAGTTGATGGGCATTGACCTTTCGCT